TAAAAGAACCCGCCGGAGTATCTGCGCTTCTTGAAATACCGTCCGCAGCAATAAGCATAACAACGCCACCAACTTCAAACCGGAATCCTTCACCTGATTGAACTGTGACAGTGTTTCCACCGTTGTTGTCTGTAGTTGATTTGCCGATACCAATCAAAAACGCAGTTTTTGCATTTCCAGACCAAGAAAGTTGTGATTGCCCGTCCCCAGGGAACTGCATTTCACAAGCGTTTACAAATGCGCCCGGAGATTGCTTAGCCATCTGGTCGCCAACTTCATAAAGGGAGAAAGTAATGCTTGGCTCGGAGCTTGAATCATAGATTAGCCCAGAAGAAATTGTCTCACTTCCAAGCATAGACTTCCAAAGGACTCTCATAGCTGTATCAATCGAAGAACCCGCAGCCGCCGCAGTGTCAATATTCACATAGGTAGGAATACTCCACTCCGTGACTTTCTTTTCCTTGATAATGTTATTGTTATGACGCCCAGACCGGTGAGGACTTGAGATCAAGTTTTGGGAAAAGTTGATTGAACCACCTGAAAGCGAGAATAGAAAATCGCTATTAGTCGCAGGAACCAAAGTTCCCCTAGAAGACTCTTCAACTACATAAAAACGCTGTTCTAGCGCGTTTGCGTCATTGGGTGAGTTGTAAATTGTTGCGTAATTCTTCGCCATTAAAAAGCCCTCCTTGGCCTATGTAACTATCCTTAGCAAGCACCAGTATAGTCTTTATGAAAGACTGCTTCAAACGTGAGTTGCGAATAAAAATAAGGGTCAACCATGTGGATATCGGTGACATTGCCCACATAACGCATGTGGATCATGCCTGGCACATCCAAATCGACGTTTGCCCCTATCAATTGCTCAACTTCCGCTCGTCTATCCAATAATACACCCTGATCAACCAGATCGAAAGAGGTGGATTTCATTACTACCTCGATAAGTATCGTCCAGGTTGTTTCAAGACGTCTATTTTGATGTAAATGGACTTGCCCACCATCAATTAGTTGAATCGCAGGGACTTCATGACCACCAAAATCAGAGAAATTAAGGCGTATTCGCTCATATTCTACGGTTTTTACCCAGCTCAACCCTTCAAGAGTTGTTTTTAGAGCACTTAAAATATCACTTTCAATTGCCATTACTTCCCACCGCCGATTAGACTTCTCAGGATATCACGGATCTTCTGTCTGTGCTGCACTAACGCAGGCCCGATAAAGGGACGAGCAATAAATCGACCGCCAACAATAACATTTTTGTCCTTACCGCGTTGCCTTCTCCCCTGCCTTCTTAATGCTGCGAACATTCCGCGGCGCATTTTATCAGTAAACGTAGTCCCAAATTCATGTGTACCCGCGTAAGGGACTCCAAAAGAACCTACGCGTACAATGCTACGCTTCCCTTGATTCTCAATTTCATATCGGATTGAGTTTAGGAGCCTACCAGTGTCAACAATACCCTTTTGCCGAATATTAATTTTAATCTGAGCCTCAAGCAAAGAGCCTACTCTCACAAGAGCTTGCTTATACTGCCTATCCGAAGGGTCTAATGACTTAAATCGGGTTTGGATTCGGCTAATTAATGCATTTGCGCCCGACGAACCACTAGCCATTATCGATCAATACCTCAGAAAGAGGCGATTCTATGCGTCTGTAAGGCTCAAGTAGCTGAGCTATCTCCAAAGGGATACCCATAGAGTAGGTTACTGTCTCCCCGCTCTTTGTCTTTGTCTCTTTCCCAAGCCGTCTATCTGCGAAGTGATCCCGATAGAATTGAACTAGCAAAAGACAAGCGTACTCAATGGAACTTGGAAGGTCTGTGTATCCCGCGGTGTACTCAATCTTAACGTTTCGCCGCCCTTTTGGAAAATTACCGCTCTTGAGAATCAGGATACTACCGTCAACCACTTCATAGTCATTAGCATCTACCAAACTCTCCGCGGCAAATGACCAGTCGGAATCAATATACAAAGCGCTTGGCTTTTGCGCGGGCCATTGCTCAAGAACTAGCTCGCTTCCACGCGTACCGCTTTGATACTCCGTATGAGACTGGTTAATAAGTTTTCTCTGAGTAAAATCCTCAATTTGCTGGCTAGCTGCGTTAATCCAACGCTCAATCCGGGGATCTAGGGTCAAATCCGCAGCGTTGATATCAAGGTGATCCTTTGCAGTCGCAAGATCTGTTAGAGCGTTTGTATTAAGAGCCATTATTTAGCCTTATTTTTATACTCGCTTTTGAGTTTGGTACTTGCCTCGGGTGCTTTCTTTGCTCCCTTGACCTCTTCAAAACGCCCCGGATACATTTTAAGAAGTTCCGCGCCTTTTGTCTCGTCAACTTCCTTTTCTTCGTCTTTCTGCCAAAGCTCATAACCGTACTTAGTCACAACCAAAGGAGAATCTTTAATCCCACGCAGTGCGCCTTTGTATCTTAGCTTCATTTCTTCACCTTCCTTTGTCCATATGTTTCACTATACACTGATTCTAGCCGTTTTCTAAGGGCGGGCATAGTCATTGAAAGGCTCCCACCCGGATCATTCTTTTCACCCGGCAAAATTTCATCGTGACCTAATACATTATCAAAGGAAAACGCTTCAGGATCGTTATGCTTCAACCAACAAAGTAGGTTAATTAAAGATTGCTCTTGTTGAGGGGTAAATTTCTCATAAGCACCGCGTTGCTGATTATCTTTCTTGCGCGAAACCCACCTTACATTCTTAGTTAAAACCTTCTTGTTAAACCAAGTCCGCCAATTGCCTGAACTACCCTGAAGCTTGCCGCCCCCACATATCTCAATACCAAGATGATCTCTGTGGTGCCTTGTCCCGCAATGGTATCCCCAGGAATCAAGGGGGTGCGTCATGAAAATAGACCCGTCACTACTAATGATCCAATAGGTCAAGCCTTGACGCCCACCGTAAGAAGCCGTTGCCTTCGCGGCCCTATCGCCGTCATTGTGTCCCGCAGTGTGATGTACAATTGCGCCCTTGTACCGCGTCCAACCCCTTGATGGCATACCCGCGTTGTAAGTCTCCCCAAAAGGGCAATAGTCAAGTCTTTGACCCGGTTTCCCATAGCTAGGCCGTTCCGGTTCGACTTCCTCGGGTAATTCTTCAATTGACTCCCCGTCAATTAAGCCCTTCTCAATCATATCTGCGTAAACACGCAATACTTTGTCCACATAATTAGGATCAGAAGCGTAACCGCAGGATTTTAAGAATTCTATGTATCCTTTTGGGTCTTCGGAATACTTATCAAAACCGCGATAAGGAGGGCGGGCAATGAAACCCCAATAACCATCAATAAAAGCATCAATGTTGCAAAACCGGCAATACTGATCGACGCCATCATGAGCAGTATACTCAACGGACATCGCATATTTCGACATTTCAGGGCGAAACTTAAGGCCGGCAAAGTTGAAATAGTGCTTAGATAGCTTAGAAGAACCCCACCCAGACTCTAAAGCCCACTGCGCTAGGGTTACCCCCTTGAGCTTAGGAAACTTTACGCTCTTGGCTTTGTAAATCTCAACTAAAGCTTCAAAAAGCGATGTCATTTGTCACCTTCCAACCAACTACGAGCCTGCTCACTTACCCAAACGACATTATACACATTTCTTCGCTTATAAAAATCATCGCCGACAAGGGCGGGCTCACCAAAAACCTTATCAGGCATAAAAGGAAGTCGCCCTAAAGCTTCCGCGTGACAAACAAACAAGTTTTCAAAACAATAAAGTGTCGCATTTTCTAAACTCGCACTAAAATCATAGGATAAACCTAGGTTTTTCTTAGCTGCCACACATATCTTAGCACGGGATTCCTCTGACATACCCTTTGGGCGGACTATAGCTACATAATCCCGCTTAAAAAAGAAGGGCTCAAGGTCCATTTCAGATACACCTTCTTTACCAACGGCGTGAATTACATACCCACCCTTCTCAGGTATGTAGATCGCCCCATGTTTCCAGAAACCAGGAATGATGAAATTAGAAAGTTCGCCCCGCGTTGCCGTGAGAATAAGATCACCTGGCTGTAGTATGCATTGAAATTGATCCCAATCCTCAGAAGTCAGTTTTTTGCGGGAAAATGGAGAGTAAATAGCTCCGAGTTTTCTGATCAAAGGCTCTAAGCTTCTTATTAATTTTCGAATCAAATAATAAATCACAGAAAATCCCCCGGAATGTGTTCTCTCAAAAGGTCACGAATATGGTCAAGATGCTTGTCGGTTTCCTCAGACACATCGCCGTGTTTGATTTGATTTCTGCAATACTGATCCACTTCCCAACACGCTCGCGAGAAGTCCTCATAATGAGCGATTCTCTTGATCTCGTCTTGGCCATCTTCAATTGGATTGATTTCAAAGGTGATCGTCTGTTTCACACTTCATCCTTAATCAAGCAATAGAATGTCAACGTGCCATAAGTCCCAGTCAGTTCGATATCATTCTCGATCGAGACTCGTATCTCTGCGCCTGAACTATTCGTAAGACTCTTTACAGTGCCATAGACGAACGGAAAAATTATGGTCTCTTCAGTCAGCTCACCGATGGCGGGGACGGCATAGCCTAGATTGGATTCATTCACGATGTCGCGGATACTTTTGTATCGAACGCGGTTATACATAACCTTATTCGGAAGGTCTGCAGGGTTGTAGACGTAGGTATCGAAGTTGATCGGGCTGTCAATTTTGGCAGACTTTGAAAACTGAACTTCAGTGTGCTTGACGTGAATTGTGGTTTCAAGATCAGCCGGGCCGAGTATCCAAGTTGAGCCGTTCGCATAGCGGTAACTGCATTTCACAGTGTTCCCGGTTTGGCTTGAGTCAAACGTGACCTCACCGGCGACATAATCAACCGTGTAGCCACTTGCCTGAACCACGTCATTGACCTTTACAGTGATGTCGTAATCGCCTGAAGCGTTTAGGGTATCTTCTTTGTGGATTTTGCCATGAGTCATGTCGATGAAATGAGTATTCGCAGCTTCAAAAGTCAGGCCGTCACCTGAGTCTGTGAGAGTTTCATCAACAACCGCAACGCTCTCTGTGTACCAAGTGGTCTTGTCAGTGAAATCATGTGAGCAAAAGACAGATGAACTCCCTTCGGGGGGGACTTCGTGTACTGCAAGAGATTTGAGCTGGCTTGTCTTCTCGACGCCTTGAATCGTGACAGCCTCTGGTTCTTCAGCAGCAACTCCGTCATGCGCTGAAACTAAGTTATCAAGAGTCGTCTCTTCACCTGCCGATATTGAGTTTTTAAAAACGATCTTCAGAGAGTCGCTAGCTGTATCAATTCGCTCTAAAGATATTGTTATTGAACTTGACTCAATCTCTTTTTTTAAAGTCGGAGTGTGAACCGCTCCGTTTGACGTATGGTTTGCAATCGAATAAGTATAAGTCGTCTCAGCCATCAGTTACTCACTTTACCAATCTTGATGTTAGCTTCTTGAATACGACAAGCCCCGCTACCCGGATTAGCGTACTGAATTCTAACTTGAAAGACTTGCGCAGATGGAACAGTTACAAGACTAAAGCCCGACCAGGGCGCAAAGCCAACATCTCTTAACTCCTGTTCTGTATCAAGCAGAGTAGTCCAAGCTCCTGAAGTCCCAAGCCTCCAATCAACAACAATTCTTGAAAGTTGATTGTTGTTTCCCTGTCCCACTTGGGCAGTGTAGTCAATTGCGTATGTTCCAACGCTTTTGACGCTCGTTGTGTATGGATATCCTGATTTCACCACGAGAGAGTTGCTCGTCGTTGTTTCAAGCCCAGCGCTTCCAAAACTCTCAAACTCTGTCAGTGTCTCAATGGGTGGAGAAAATGCTGCTACGATTGCATCACGAACATTGTCCACACCTGCAAAAGAAGCCGGTAGCCCTGTGTTGTCAAAAGGAACGCTTGCAGCGACTTGGTCAATCCTTACTTTGCTCATGCTTCAGTCACCCGCACGTCTTTCCCGGCTCCGTCCGCTATCAAGTAGACGCTTTGATTGTCTGAAATGTCAAAGTAGGAGGTGCTGTTTTTGAATAGCTGAGTTCCTGTGGAAGTGGTCACACCGCTCGTGTAACCCCAGTAAAGCCCGTTATCCTTTGGCTGTATCGTGAGAGACTTTCGTCCAGGGAGAGCAGTGCCTCCAACCTTTGCTTCAACGGCTGAAGTCCCTACTGTCAGATTTCCTTGAACTCCATTGCCAGAGTCAATGACATCGGCTGTTTTAAGGTTATCGCCAATGTTGCCTATGATCGTTTCATCGGGGCCTTTGATTTTGGTATCGTCGCCGTCCCAGCCACCTATACCGCTCATTTTTTGGACTCCGTAACGACAAAAGTCGAAGGATCAAAGACGTGATCTTCCATCTTCTTGATGTGATGGTGCATATGATTAAGAAGCTTAGTAAGCTTCATCGCTTCGACGGGCTTCTGAGTGAATACTGCGTTGTTGTAAACGTAGTTGACGAAATCAGCTACGCCTTGAATCTCTTTTTCATCAAATGTGATTTGAGGGGCCGGTGTCGACCCCTCTGGTTTTGCTTTAGCCATGAAACATAGCTTACTTTATAACTTAGGAAAGTTCTACTACCCGAAGATCTTCGTTTGAAGCACTTGCTTCGCCGATGACTTGAACCGGGACAGAAGGGCCAATCCGTCCCACGAACTGCATACCAGGGTGTAAAGGAAACCCATTTGTTGCCGTGACTCCTGTCTTACCCCAATACAAAGACTTATTATCTTCGTTCGCAAGCCCAAGATACTTTCGATTAGGTAAAGGCGAAGACACGACGTTAATTGCAGTGTTTGAAACTAGTGTTTGAGTGTTTTCGATATCAGTATCGGCAAGGCCATCGTCGACATCGATTGAGTTCGTGACATTAACGTCAAGTGAACCGCCTGTTGACCCGATCGCATTTCCAGAGCCGTCACTGAGCCAAGCCGCTACGCTATCACTAGCAGCGCTCAAGTCACGAATATCAAGATCAGTTGCGTCGACTGTCAAAGAAGCGTTGAGAATATTGACATCAAGGCCGATATCAGCACCGACGGTAGTGGTTGTAACCAAATCAGTGCCATCACCAAGGCGAATCGAGTCTTGGGTGTGGGACAAATCACGAATATCAAGATCCGTAACCGTGATGTCAGCATCGACTTTAAGTCTGTCGCCGACGTGACCGATAACAGTGCCATCGTCACCCGCTCGAATGTGTGCGCCAACGTTCGAGCTAGCTGCTCTTGTATCGGCGTCCGTTGAATCAAATACTAATCTCTGTGTAACGCTCATTTAAACCTCCTTAAGCCCTTCACTTAAATATTATCTCGAATAAATAGTGTTTTTAAAGGGTGGTATGTCGATTATGTCCAGTAGATAAATTCTAGTGTCTGATTGTCTTTTGTTGCCTGAAATTCAATCACTGCATTGGTAGTATCAATGCCAGGTTCATTGATGACTTGACCCGGAAATAGAGTGAAATAGTTGCCGAGAGCAATCCCACCTGATTGGTAGGAAAATTTTACCGAGGACTGCCCGCGATTCTGGAAAGTAAATCGCTCGGTGGTGTTGGGGATATTCCAAGTGTAAACCGTACTCTTGTCCACAAGATCCAAGGTATCATTAAAAGGGTTTTTTGCCGGTGTAACTGACAAACTACCCGTAACCTTGAGGCCGTTGCCATCACAACGCACCAATACCATTTCATCGTTAGCTTCATCATAACAAGCTAAGGGGATTCCCTTAGTAGCTTCATCACGATACGCTTCGCCATCGAGTACAAGCGCGGCGTCCAGATCCGAAGCAAAAGAAGCAACCACTGTAATGTATATACCAAACTCAACATTACCCCCAGAAACGATAACTTCACAGTGTGGTTTGTTATGTATTCTGGTTATTGTAACACGATTGGTTAGTCCGGCGTCCGCGTCCGTGAACGTTCTGTGCTCTTCAAGATCAAAGCGTTCACCGCCCGCAACCGTTCCCGTAGTCACGTCAAAGTATTTTACCTGTAGCGTTGCTCCTGGGTCAATGCTCTTAATATAGACAGAAGAAAGAATACTATTTCCTTGGATCTCCATCCGAAAAATGGAAGTCCCTGGCCCTCTTGTCTCTAGTGGGAAAATATCTTGGGTTTGAAACTCGTTTAAGTTCGCTTTTAGTACGTCTAAAATTGCCAAGATTCACCCTTCTCAATAAAAAAGGGAGGCAGTTAGATTCCTAACCAACCTCCCTTTAGTAAAGCCGTAACGCCTACGCTTAGGCAGTAACGTCAACTCCAAGAATTGTGCTAACTTCATCAGCATCTTGAGGAAGACCCTTGAAGTCAATCCGAGAGTAAGAAGCAAGTAGCATTCTGTCTTGGTCAACCAAGTCTTGTTGAACTCTAACTTGAATAGGTCTTCTCATACCAACCCAAAAGCGTGAGCTATTGACTAGATGGATACAAGTGTTGTCAGTTGTAACACCATCATAAACGCCGGCGGCGTTGAGATCGTCGCGTACTTGCTCAGTAATAAGGATAGGAACCGCTCGGAATGCCGCAAGCGCGCCGCTAAGAATTGTCGCTTGTGCGCCAAACTTCTCAACGGTAGATACCTCATCAAGCTTAACCATTTGTCGGTACCCAAGAGGAGACACAACAAAGGCAAGAGCACGAGGATTGATACCATACTTACCAGCAGCAGCGAGCATATCGTCAAGTTTTGCCGCAGTAACCGCAGATCCGAAAGTAATAACGGAGCCGTTAGCTGAGTTATCAAGGGCAAGCTTACGAAGACCCTTAGCAACCTTACGCGCGTCCGCTGCGTCCGTAACGTCTGAATCCATATGAGATACGGAGTCGTCACCGTTGACGATCATTGCTTCACGGGCTCTAACTTGAGCTTCCAAAACCTCTTGCCTAGCAATTGGCATAATGCTTACTGCAGAATCGGCAGTAAGCTCTTCTGGGAGGATAAAGTACTCGCCTAGCTTTTTAGCTGAAAAAGTAATCTTTCCAGTTGAGAAATTAGCATCTGTCTGAGCTGTATTCTCAGAAACAATCCGCGCAGTTGTTTTGCTAGTTTGGATTGGTAGATCATACGGGTTAGATGTCATTGGGTATTCACGGAAAGATCCCGCTACTCTTTTCTCAAGTTCAAACTCCTCAATAAAGTTTGAAGCCATTGCAGTCGGTACCCACTCGTCACCGCCGCCAACTACTGTGGAACCAAATGCCTTTACCATTGGGGCAAGTACATTTTTTCCGTAGTTAGTGTGGAGAATGTTAGGAAGTGAGTCGCTTTTAAATTCGCGGGCTTCGATTTGTGCAACACAACGGCTAATGTCCATTTGCTGCTTAAGTGCGCGTACCGCGTTCTTAACTTCGTTAGGGACATACTTATATTTTTCGTCCGCTGTATTAACTTCCAAAAGCTTAGAAGGATGTGAAACACCAAAATAAGCCGCGGCTTTTTGCTCAGTGCTATCAGAACGAGATCCAGTCTTGAGGTATCCAAGTGCTACGCTATCCGCTGCCTTTGTCTCATTCTCCTTGATCTTCTCTTCTGTCTTTTCGAGCAATTTCTCAAGCCGTGAGACTTTGCTTTCCAATTCGTTAACTTCCTTGTTTGACATTACTTCCCTCCCTGGAATTCAAAAACGCTTTTCTAAAAGACTGTTCAAACGCTTAGCGATATTATCAGCCGCTTTTTCTATTAATTCAAGCTTTTGAGTATTTTTTTCATCAGAGCTCATCTGCTCTTCGTCCCCGTCTTCCGACATTGCCATTTCTTCTTGCTCAGAATCTTCAGGCATTTCTTCTTTGGAGTCAAGTTTTGCGCTCATTAATTGCACTTCGCGAATTAGTGCAGAAAGCAAAACATTGGTTTGCTTCATCATCTCAATGTTGCTTGGTTCCGCCGGTACATCGGACTCGATACTTTGAGAAGTACTTTTTTCTTCTTTCTCTTCTTCTTCGTAGTCCTCTTTTTCCTTTTCTTCGTCTTCGGACATTGACATTTCTTCCTGATCTTCTTCCTGATCTTCTTCCTGATCTTCTTCCTGCTCTTCTTCCTGCTCTTCGGCTGGCTCTTCGGCAGGCTCGCTATTCGCTTCCTGCAATTCTTCTAGGGAAAGGCCAAGCAATTCACTCGAAGCAACCAAAACGCTATCGGGTACCGGCGTTTGCTCACCCAAAAGAATAGGCTCCAAGTCCTCTAGGGACATTTCAGAAGATTCCGCCAAACGCTCAAGGCATTCTTCGCGAGACATACCCGCCTCTTCTTTTTCTGCAATCCCACCATGCATCAATGCCGCTACCGCAGCGCCCTTTAGTCTCAAAGCGTCCTCCTTGACGGTTTCATAGTCTTTACTCTTCCAAGTTTTGACAAGCCCGCGCCAATTCTTAGCCTTTCTTTTAAGAAAAGCATCCCCCGTGGAATCCTCATTCATTGGGATAGTCACTAAGCTGATCTCGCTAAGCTTAACACCAATCTTATTGTATGGCACTCCGTCATCGTCCTTAAGTTCTTCACTCTCGGTAATAGTGTAGCCAATTGAAAAAGTCTTAAGGATATCCTCTTCAACAAGATCGCGAATATAAGGGACGTGCATAGCCTTGGAGTTAGATAGTTTAGCCTCAAGATAGATTCCCTTGGAGTCCACCCCGTACTTAGTCGCCTTACCGATCGGTAAATTCATATCGTGGTTGAAGAGAATAATAGGGTTTTTATCAAAACGGGAGAAGTCGACTTTTCTCGGATCGACGTAATCTCTAATATCGTCGATAATTGCGCGGTTTGCATAACCTCTAATATAGACTTCCTTGCCTTTTCCTCTTTTCTTTGAAAAGACTTCAAAAGAATTACTGATATTTTTGTAGGAAGTTTTCATAGTCCTAAATCCTCTAAATCTTCTTGTGACACTGTTACCATAGTACAACGGCAATTAATAACTTCGCTAGCAGGATTACCCGGTTCCCTTGGATACATCAGACCGTTGCTAAATGGTTCATCAACTTCAACTTGTTCGCCCTGAAGCTCAAAATGATCTGCCTGAGAGTTGGCATACTTGCCGCCTGGCGTACCGCGTACCCTATTATCCCCCGCGGTAATCCACACTTTAACAAGATCGTCAATGACTTCACTAGCATCCTTTGCACTTGCCGCTTGTCCCAAAGAGTTAGCTGTGAGTACTTCCGTCCGAGCAATGGTTTCCGCTCGGCTCCGGCTTACGTTTTTAAAAGAATCGCCAATGGCTTCAATGATCTCCCCAACCGTAGACCCTTTATCAACTTCCTCGGTAATAAGACGAGAGATAGACTCGCTTGTACTGCGGCTAATGTTTGAGAAACTATCAAGACCTTGTTCTTCAAGAGTCAAAATATAATCGCCCCTATTCTGACTTGCCAACGCTTCAAGTTCATCACGGTTATTTTCATTCATGACAATACCGAGTTGAGTATTGTACCCGAGATCTGCGACCTCTTCTAAGTTTTGCGTGTAGTCTGTCTTCCAACCATCCCGCAAAGAGTTGTAAGCACGTTGTAAGTTCCTCTGCATTTGGCGTTGATTGACCCGCCCAATGCTTCCCGAGCCTTCTGGCAAAGAATCATCAATATCATCGCCGAAATCTTTAGTGCCTTTTTTAGACGCCTTTAATACTTCGTTAGCACTTATCTCAGCCATTTTTACAAAGGTGTCTAGGGCTAGGCTAATCATGGGCAATTGCTTGCGCTCTTGGGCCTCTAAATTGCTTTTATTTAGCTCTTGGACACGATCACTAACTAGCTCCTTCACTCGCTCCGCTTTCTTGCACCTATTTTGAAATTCTTCGGAGTCAAAAAAGGAACTCTCTTCGCGCTCTGCAAGAGGCTCCTCCGCAGGCTCTTCGCGCTCAACTTGCCTTTGTTGAACAAACTGCGGCTTAGGAACGCTCAATAATTCATCGCCGCCCTGTACACTGTCAAGATCGTAGAGCATTGAACGGACTTCGTTTGGTGTATGCGTCTTGAGCATCCGCTCCGCTAGCTCCGCCTTCTTAATTTGATCGTCCTTGAGTAGCTCCACATCCGTAAGATCCGGATCAATGTAATGATCATCTCCAAGCAGCGGCCTAAAAAATTTTGTCTTTGCCGCAGCTAATCGCGAAAGCGTAGGAATTACCGTAGACGTGTACATGTATTTTAGGCTCTGCTTATGCTCTTCACTTCCAAGACTCCCCGCCTCTTGCAAAGAAAGGGCATGTTTTGGAACGCGCAATAAGTTGAGTATCGTTTCTCGGTTCATATCCACAAGCTCAATCAAACGCTGATCGGCAATACTCTGAGACATTTGCACAACGCTTACACCTTTCGGCAAAAGCATTGTCCGCCGCCAATTGCGCCGTCCTGTAAAAGCTTGTTCGTAAGACTTAAGCATACGAATAGCCGACTTTTCGGAGGACTCCCTATCCATCTGCAAAGCAAATTGTCCAGTTGCGGACTTGAGATAGAACGAATTTAACCAATCTTGAGAGTAGCGATTGAAAAGAATAGCCTTTGCACCCGGAGTAAACGCCGACAAACCCCAATAAAGACTATTAGGATTAGGTCGCTTGATGTGAAGAATATCTTCTTTGTCAAAAGTAGCTTCGGTATCTACAACCGCCCCGTATTCGTCCAGTGTATTAATCTGGTAGGTAGCTAGTTCACGATCATCATTAAAATCAAGGCTAACTTGCTCGGCGGGTAACACTATCAATTGACGGCTTGCAGGGGCGTACCAAGATATGGCATTGCCCATTAACAAAAGCTCCACCGCTTCATTGTATCTATAACTTACATCGTCTTGATATTTGTTAGGGTTGTCGAGAATCTTTTGGACCGGATGCTCGGGAGCTTCCTCAACTCTTTTCTCGCCGTCCTCAAAATATTGACGGTAAACTTTCATGGGTACACGGCTAATCTCAGACGCCAAAAGGTCTACGGTAATGTGTACCCAATCCTCTGAGTAAAATAGACTCTTGAGCGTCATTGCTTCCATGAAAGCCTTAACTTCATGGCTAAAGAGCTGGTTTGTAGAAAGTGTATCAACCTCTTGTTGAAGATTGAAACTCTTGATCTCTAAACTAGGCTCTTTTTTGTTTTTCGTTGGCGGTGCAAAAATTTTGTTATTGCTCATAAATCATCATCTTCCGAATAGTATTCGTCCAAAGGTGAAAGCTCGATTTCCTCTAAAAACCTAACCTCTTCCGACAAGTCCGAGTATTCAAGTACCGCGGCCCACGCTAACATCATAGCCGATATAATATCATCGTGCATTCCCGATGGCGCATTATATCGCATTTTACCAAGAGCACTAATGTCAACCTCAAAGCTATCAAGCTCTTTTATCATCTCAGGCCAAAAGGGGATTTCCAAAAGATCATTGTGAAAAGCAACCATAAGCTTATTTACCATGTCTGACTTACTGTCATTGGTAAAAGTAACGCCGTGATAAACGAAGTTAGTTTTGTCAAGTAGATCATCCATTACACTACCAAGACCTGTTCTATCATGCCACACTGTCTGGACTTCCCGGAAGTTTTTGCCAAATCGAATAAGCCGGCGCATAACACTGATAAAATCTTGTTTATGGAAACGACTAAAACCTACGCACCTTGGTTTCTTGTCAATCGCGATTGCAAAGAACACTGTGTAATCTTGCTCTTTCGCCCAGTCTACTCCAATGACCACCGATTTTTTCTCCGCGTCTTTGGAAATCCATTCCTGAAAGTCAACGCCCTCAAGTTCTAAGCGATCCCCAAAAACACATTTCTCATAGCCAGAGAATACCGTTGAGTTATCGGTAAACTTGGCAAGGAAATACTGCTCAAAAAGCCTTGCAGGTAACTTTTGCCGAGCATCATCAATCACTGACTTGTCAACGTAAGGATTGGCTGAAGTCGGAGCCGTGAGAAAGAGCTTCCTCGGTGGGCGGTTCGCCTTTATGTCCGCCTCCATCTCAATCTTGGCCTCCATACATTTCTCATAAAACCAGTTTTTGCCAAGTGGCGTTGATATGCAGAGGAACGGGCCTTTCGTCACTGTGCGCGTTGTAACCGCAGCACTATAGACCTCCTTTTTCATCTTTGCGCATTCGTCTAAGACGTACCCGTTAACCGCTTGCCCTTCCAAACTGTACGGGTCCGAACCGTGCCAAAATTCAATCCTGGTTTTTGTGGAGGGGAAGTAGATCTTAGGCGTACCGCTTCGAGTCACTTGTGTGTAAGGATCACCAGGAAGGATATTGCGAAGGTACTCCATCCCGATCTCGGTCTGTTTGTAAATCGGTGCGACCCAGCGAAATAGCCCTTTGTCGCGCGAGGTCGCGGCTAAGACCATTGCCCCACCGGCGGCCGCCGATTTCCCAAACTTTGATCCCGCAGCTACCCATACCTCTTGGAGCCCCGGTGTGTTCAATGCCTTCATAATTTGCAATTGTGTTTTAGTGTGGGGCTTCGGGGGATAGATTTCAATCAACATCGGATTCGACTATTTCCCCGGAATCAAGGTACTTCGTTTCCTTCTTTTCTAAAACACCATGCTCATCAATCACTGTCTTAAAGGTAATCTGTGTAGGCTCTTCGTTCTGTTCTTCCGTCCAGCCAGCGCGTACCCTAAGCCACCACATTGTTACATTAGGGTGTTTCCCAGATACCGCCATATTGAAAGCTTGTTGAGTCACCGCAGAATTAGCCGCGCCAATACCTCGACGCAGCATTGATGCTAGTCGAAAGTTCTTAGCTACCGCTTTACGAAAGTGTGAAGCGTCGATCCCCATTACCATACATATTTGGTCGGGAGTTAGACCACACATCGCCATTTTCTTGACCTCGTCTGCACGCTCCTTAAGCATAGCTTCAGCTTCTGCAAAGTTCTTTGGAGCGCGGGCCTTCGCGTCTTCAATGAAAGGGTTGTATCCGTATTTCATACGACTCAAGCCATCTTGAAGTTCTTTCGTTGTGATTTTCTTTTTCTTTGCTGCAGTCATAATTCGAGACTAGCTAAGAATCATTTTTAAATCCACCTACGAAGTTATTTTTGATTCAAGCCCAATACTCCCAACCATTCACAACGCACTTACCATTATCAAGCGTGAACAAGAGAGGGTGAGGAAGTTCTTTCGGATCGTCGGGTAAGTAGATAACCCCGAATGCTTCACGCCAAGAAGCAACGCCGCCATAAAGATAACTTTGTTTTCCCTGGTCGCTCAAGTGTCCGCAGTTGAGTGAGAAGATATCTTTAACGGCGTCCCTATGCCAAGTAAGCCCCGCACTATGACAATGCCCGTGAACCGTATGGGTTCCGTAGTGCTGAATCATTTTTTGCCCTACGTTCTTACCGTGATGTCTACCGTGCATGAAAAGGATATCTCTTATTCGATAGAGATCGCCATACTCCACCACTTCCCAACCGCTCGCAGATAGCAAGCAATATTCATCAACGCTCTTCACTAGCTTCTTAATTTCCGGTGCCTTTTCATTGACAAACTTATCTAGGCGTGCCTCATGGTTTCCCATGAGAAAGACTTTCTCGCATTTGCTAGGGAGTATCGAATTCCACAAGTCAAGATCTCTTTTAAACTCGTCCATATCATCGGCCAAAGTGTTCGCCCGAGTAGGATCTTTTGCAAAACTCGATACCTGCCAAAAGTCTAACGCGTCCCCCAAATTAATAAAGTAGTCGGGCTTCATATCTTGCGCGACTTTCATAACCGCAGAGATCGCCCGCTTGTCTTGGTATGGATAGTGCTGATCAGGAATGCAGAAAATTAGTCTCATGGTGTAACCTTTCCTATGTATGCACAATAAAGATTACACTATTCAAATTTGGGATGATCAGACTGGACATTGGAACCACTTGGAAAATGTGGTGATGTACACGCGTAATGATGCAATCGAGTATGCCAAGGAATTGTCAGAATGGAGAATTGTCCGCGTTGTGCAAGTCAGTCTTACGATAACGTACCAAGGCAAGCCCGCAGTCCTGAAGTCGGTTGAACTCTTCGGGACTGCGGTTTGATTCACCTTTAAATTTACTATAACATTCACAAAAAAATTCAAGGCTGAATTGTGAAACATCGACCGCTGAAAAAAACCCAAGGGCAAAAAAAGCAAATCACTTTGCGGGTGCCAAAGGAATTACTTGAGAAGGTCCAGCACGAAGCGAGTGAAGTTGATATCTCCGTTCAACGCGCGATTATACAAATCCTTTCCCAGCGATATGAGCAAAACCAATAAGCACATCAAGAGCCGGCTTTAGCATATCGATAATCTTATCAATGAACGGGGCAATGAAAGGAAGCTTGCCCGCGAGCATACCCAAAAGGAAAGTCACTGCGGCCAAGATTGCTTTCTTGATTAATCCGCGACTCCATCGCAAATACCAGGGTAGTTTGATGATAGGTAGGGAAGATTTTTCCTTGTCCCCCGAATCTTCGTTTTGAGGTGCCTTCACGGGCTTTGTCTTTCCTGGGGATACCTCGGGTTCACTAGGCTCCTTTTCTTCGTCTCTTCGGCCTAAAATGGGAGGAATAGGCGGCGTAGGTTCTTCGGCTTCCGTTGGAAGTCCCTCAACCTCGTTTACGAAGTCCAAGAGCCCCTCAGGTCGGGGAGGTCTTCCCGCCTTCTCAGGGGATAGCCCGCCGCGCCTTTTCGCAGCGTACAAGGTGAAGCGTTCAAACTCGGCCTCAATCTCCTTTTCATCGAGGGGTGAATAGCGGTTTTGATGGATAAGCTCTCTAACGCGTTTTAACTGCCCTCTGAGCGCACTTCCGTCTTTTGGTATACCCAGGCATCCCACGGAGGGAGAAAATGTAGTGAAGCGGCTAGAAATGACGCTGGCGGCTATTCCTACCTTTGCCCACACAATGAATTTCTCTTCGGCTCGCTTTTCAGGGGGGTTCAATTCCGCAATAGCCAGTTTTGAAAAACCCTCTTGCCAAAGATATTCGTCTAAGTACTCGGATTTAAAGAAAGATTTGTGTCCACTAAACCAATCCATCATGCACCTCCATTTCACGAAACCTACCATAGAACCTCAAATAATGCACGCTATGCGGTAAAATAATATCGTAACACTTTTTGGAATTATCGATCCCCATGGGGCGTAAAGGGTAACAAGCTTTAAGTAACAACTGGCCGCTTGGCCAATCGACCCTAAAAAAATCTAAACCTCCAAATTCGAAGAGTATCGCCGAATCTACGGATTAAGGTAAACTCTGTAAGTTACCTTAAGTGTTTAGTTAGTGTGTCGGTAGGATTATAAAACGGGCCTATTTCGGCTAAGTGCCTGATATCGTGTTCAAGGCTCCAACCTGGCTCCAAGATGGCTCCTGCCTATGGGTGACGCAACTTTTTTTGTTACCTTGCCACGAAAACTGGTTTGAGACTTTTCCTTTAAACCAGAAGATTTCTCTTAATTTTGCTAATTAGGGTTGTTACGTTGCTTATATATTTTATTTATATGCTCCAACCACTCTCCTACAAATAGAAGTAAAATGTGAATAAAAAAAAAAAAGAAATTATATTGATGCTCTATAGGAGAAGTGAAAAACGACGATCTAGGTCAACGCAATTTTTTGTTAACTTATTAATCAAGTACTTTCATATGCTTAACCTCTATATTGGCCAACTGGTCAACAAAACCTAGCGTCACCCGGTTACCTTAATTAATATAACCAAGCGGATTAATTGGAAAACCATGACCTGTACCCGTGCTTACTTTTTAAGCACTTGTTACTTTGTTCACGAAAAAAAAGCTGTACTCAAAATTAGAGGCAGTAGAGAATTTTTGAAGCTCCAACCCCCGCCGATTAGCTCCAGCCTCCGCCGCTCAATTTAGGAAATTTTTGCGTTTTCAAATGCCTAAAAAAAAGGCAGCGTTTAATTATGATTTTATATGAAATAAATTTTAGAAACTTGGTTTAGATTTGAAGAGTGCTGATTTGCTATTAATTCTACCATTTTCATCAAAGAGTTCTTCGGCAACGGACGTTTGTAGAGCCATACCTTTAAATAATCTTGTGTTACCGACCCTCACTTTTCGGATTTTGAATCTCTTGAAAAGGAATTTTGTAAATTTTCCATGATCAATGTCTGCGTGAATCCGCTCTGCTTTCTTGAGGATTGTCGTGACGTAGCGGGATTCTAGTCGCGCTTCCTCTTCGAGTACGAAGTACATATTGAATATGTCTTCCCATTGAGACTCATTCTCTTCAGCTACGCTAAGCATCACCGCATCATCAACCTTGAGGGCTTGCCTTCCCATGTTTTCCTTTCTCATTTCCTGCCATATTGTCTTGCACTTGTGGATGATTCCGGGGGCTTCTTTGAGAAGTTTCTCTTCATAAAAAAGGTATTCTTGGCGGCTTCCTTTTTCGTAGGGAAAGACTTGGCAAATGATGCACCTTCTTAAGTCAGATTCTCTTGCAGTGATTGCAGGAAGATCGTTGCTAAGAACGAACACGAGGCACTTTGGTTTGTATGAATAGGCTTGTCTTCCTTTATGTTCGATCTTGATTGTATCGCCTCCACTGAGGGCCATGAATTTTTCTTTTCGAACAATCTTCGGGTTTTGGCAGTCAGTGAAGCAAAGGACACGTTTGCCTTCTATGGGCGAGTAGAAAAAGTTTGATTGCATTGATGCGGAATCTGCGAGCATTGGTTGATAACCGGGGCCAACAAGTTGCGCGAGAAGTCGCATGAGGCTTGACTTTCCGTCACCTCCTTCACCCACAAGCCAGATATATTGTTGGAGGCTTGGCGTGTCTTTTTCAAAACATGCGCCGATGAATGCTTGTAGGGCTCTTGCGTTTGTATCGACTCTTTCAATGAATGAATCAAAGGCAGGTGTAGGCATTTTCTCGGCGTCAAATTCGAGTTTGCACCATGTCATGCCTTCCTGGGACTTCTCAAGAACCGGATAGATTTCCTCTTCGTCGGTGGCTCTTGACCAGAGGATG